GTAAACTGTTTGCTTGGTCACGTCAAAGTACGACATTACATCGGTAACCGGAATGTCCCTAGCAATACAAAACTTGCCAAGGCGCACTCCAAGGTTCTTTTGATCGGCTTCTTTATTAGTCCTTACGACTCTTTGAGAGTAGCCAATCATTTTTCGTCATCGCCCCATTCGTCGATCAACGCGCTGAGATTCTGCTTGACCTTTGGTGGGGCTTCTTCTTTCTTCTTATCAGAGCGCACGGTAGGCGTAACGATCTCTTCTTCCTTGGGTGCCACGATCTCTGCGGCGGCACTGCCCGCAGGTGCGACTAACTTAGGGATATGGGGTGCAGACGCAATAGCCTCTGCCTTCTTGCTGAAGTTCAGCTTGCCAGCGTTAACAGCGATCTGTGACTCACCTTGTTTGATGCACGTCGTATAAGTCTCTTTATCGAGGAACTCAGCGTGCGTGAACACCAGCTTAGGGAAGTCGCTGTCGGTGTCGAACGTCAAGCGAGTAGTGAGCATGTTCAGGTTGTATCCTGACTGCGCAACATACTTGGCGTACTGGAGGAAAGGCATGTGCTCAACATCGCCCTGACCGAACAGAGATTTCTGTGGCAGGATGAGTTGGAATATGTCACCGCCCACATTGTTGCGGAGCACGACACCTAAACGCCATGAGTAACGGCAAGCGGCGCGACCGGCACCGGCTGAGCCTTTGATAGCCTTGGGGCACTCTTTGCAGTTCTGACCTTGTGGGTCCGCAACGTCAGCGTCAGGGCGCTCACCATCGCTAGACCAGCAGTCGGGGATAGAAGTCTCTTCAGCGTTGTACTCAGCGCCGTAGTAAGCCTTCTGCACAGACTTGCTACCGTTGACGATAACGACGTCCATGTGTGACTCGGTGTTCTTGGCAATCTCTTTGCCGCCGTCAACGAGACGGAAGACACGCCCGCGCAGTGTGATGCGCTTCATGCTACCGCCTGATGATTTGAAGGCTTGGGTGAAATCGTCCAGCTTCACATTTTGCAGATGCTCTGGCAGGTTCTCGCGGAATGTAGTAGTGATGTTGCTCATCTTATTTCTCCTTAAAGTGATGGCTTGCGTTTGACAGTAACAGCGTAACGGCTGTCGACGTTGAGACCCTCGGGGTACTCATCTGGATGTTGCTCCAGAAAATCTTTCATATTGGTATCGTGGACGCGTTTGTGCAGTACGCCGTACGCTTTGTATTTATCAACTAAACGATATACAGCATCCCAGTTTGTTGGGTTGTAACGCTTGGTCACGCGCTTGATGACTGTGTATTTTTCGGTAGACATGCTTGTCGTGTTTTCAGCAAGCATGATGTCGATGAGCTTCGATTCGATCTCAGAAAGTTGATCTGAGTAAACTTTGTCCTCCCCCTCAAAAACTTCTCTTTTTGCTTCGCGCTCATTGCGAATATCGACGTACCTGTTTGATAGGTCGGCGACTGTTTCAGTGTCAGCTATGCTCTCATCCATAAAAACTCCTTTTGTAGTGAACCTATATTATATGGCTAAATTAGACATTGTCAAGTGTCAGCCAATTCTTTTTTGTAAAGATCAATCACTTTGTTGTGATTTGTTATGTTGCTCTGTAGCATCCGATAAAGTTTTTTCTCTATTGGGCTACCTTCTATATGCACGATCGTCATGTTGTTTTTCTGACCGGGCCGATCAATACGAGCGTTAGCTTGCAAGTATGTTTCTGTCGAAGTAACAGGAGCGTACCAGATGATAACGTCCGCCGCAGTAAGGGTTACCCCATGTGATGCGGCTTGTGGTTGGATGACTAGAACTTTTGGTTCTGACTTCTCTTGGAATCGCTTGAACGTATCTGAACGTAAACGCATACCAACATCACCATGAATAACCTCTGCGGCTATACCCGCTTTAGTTAAGTATTCATGTACCAACTCTATAGCATGACGGAACGGAACAAAGATAAGAACTTTGTTGCTAGTCTCGTTAATAACTTCTTCTACTACGCGTAGTCTTTCGGATACATCAAAGTGCACCACGGCTCCGCTGTCGCTATAAACTGCACCACAAGATATTTGTAGTAACTTGGTCATGCGTGCGGCGGCATTGACTGTGCTGATCTCTTCGCCCGCTGTCTCCAAAAGCATCTGATTCTTGAGTTCTTGGTAGTACTTTCGTTGGGTGGGCGTAAGTGGGGCATCGCGGAATACGTGCGTAACAGGTGGCAAGTCCAAGCAGTCTGCCTTGGAGTAACGGATGGCGGGTTGCAACATCTCATGCACAGTTTTCTCTGAATCAGGGCGTGGCTCCCAACGATACATACCGAAGTTCTGCATGACTGATTCGCGGAAGTCACCAAAGAATCTAGGCGCACGCTCAGGAGCGCACAGCTTACCTAAACCGTAAGCATCCATAGGAGATTGCGCGGCTGGTGTTCCAGTAAGCATCCACAACCATGTCTTGTCGGTCACCAACTTGTTCATAAGTTTCCAGCGTCTAGTCTGTACGTTCTTGTACGCGTTAGCCTCGTCAATGACGATGAGGTCAAACATGCCCGTCTTGATAGTCTCTTCCGCAATAGCGGGGACTCCGTCATAGTTAATGATTACGAAGTCGACGTTACTCTTAGCTATTTTCAATCGCTTCTTAGTATCACCGTACGCTATGTCTACACGGCGATGTGTGGCAAACTTAAATAAGTCCTGTTGCCAAGCACTCTGCATGATAGACAAAGGGCACACGATTAAGACGCGCTTGATCACGCCCGCGTTGAGCAGGTAGTCAGCCGCCCAAATTACTGAGGCGGTTTTGCCCGTACCTTGTTCATTGAAACAAAACGCCCGCTTGCGCAAAGACAAGAACGACGATGTTTCACGCTGGTGGTCGAATGGCTCAAACCCCATAGGGCGAGGCCACTTGTAATCACGCTTGATGGGCGACGGCACATGCTTCATGTACTGGCTAAGTACGCGTGCTGCCGGAAGATTCCACTTCACAGCAACCTCGTACCGCCCGTCACCGTAGTTCATGACAACCTCGCTGTCGGGGATTGTCTGCGTGATACGTGCAGGGTATTTAGTTTTAACCACGAGTGTGTGGTCGGCTAGTATCTGCATGTTATTTCATTGAACTATCAGAGTTTCGTTTGAATGAGCGGTTCTTACTGGGGGCTTCAAGTCGAACTCCGTTCTTGTTGCTTCCGCCTTTAGATAGAGCCTTGACGTGTGCAACATCTTTACCGCTTCGGTCGACACCTTTGGCGTCAAGTTTTCTGCGGGCACGCTGGCGCTCCATCCGGTCAGGCAACTCACCTCTAGATTTTTGTTGTTCATACTCTTTCGCGTAGGGTCGGGATTTGTTTACGTAGGGCATCTTCTTTTTCCTTCATGATGATTAAGGTATTTTGGAGAACGCGGGCCTCAGCTACCAAGACAAGGCACAGCTCAGAAGCCGTGTTTATCTCACGGTCTAATAGTTGATTGTGCATCTCTTTCAGTATCTTTTCAATCCGCATCATGGGTGACGCGTAGTCAATAAATGCTGTCATAGCAGTGCTTCCTCATAGTGTTGTTTAGTAGATTCGCGCATTACTTTTTCTAACAGTTTTGGGTCTGCTCGCTCGAATGGATTCCAGTCGTTCGAGGTTATTTGCGATATTATTTCTGCGTTCCTCATCAATTGCCTCTTGCGGGACAATGACTTCTTGGGTTGTAAATCTGTGTTCATTAGCGCACTCTCTCCTTCTTGTATACCCAAATGTGGGCGATCTTGTTGTTTGTTTAACTAGCGTCCATGCTCCGCACGTCGGGCACTTCATTCTTCCCTCGCTTCTAACATTGCGTCTGCCATTTCATAAGCATCACCCGCAACTGCGTCATGGACAACCATCACTCCACCATCATCCGCATCAATTGTTTGGCATGGATATGCTGACAACATTGCTTGCATAGCCTGAGCCGCAAAATAATCACGCAACGTAATAGCAGAAATCATCTCATCTTTTTTCATCGTCAACGCTCCCCAACATAAATATTGATACCGCAACTACCACTACTACCACCCCACCGAGGCATATCAATAAGACTGCCCATGCGATTGTTTCAAGCATCTTTTTCTCCTATCTCTAAAAGTTTCTCTTGCAGCCTACGAATGCGTTGGCGGTTGTAGTCAACAACGCTCGTTGCATACTCAAGCGACTTCTCCGCTTGCATCTTGCATAAGTACGCGTCGCGCATTTCGATGTCGATGATTTCTTTTAGCGTTCTCGGTCGCATCATGTCTTTGAAGAAAGCTACTATGGTTTCTCGTTTAGTCATGTGTTTAGCTCCTTCAATCTTTTTTCCGTTGCTCTCACCACATCAACCCAATAGTAAAGGTCGGGCAGGTTGAATTTAAGTTCGTTGATGTCTTGTTCAGACAAACCAACCCAAGGTCGCTTGTAGTCTTGGATGTCATCGTCTTCTTCAGTCATGCTGTTGCCTTCTTAGCTTTAGTCTTCATAAAAGCAATATCGGGTTCCTCTTTACGAAGAGCCGCATACTCTAATTGCACTCGTTGCGCATGAATAATCTTACCCGCAGTGTTGTTCATTTCGGCGGCAACTTTTACTTCAATCGTGCCGTTCTTGAGCCCGTCATAAAGTGTGGCTAGTTCTGTTGATAATTCACTGATGTGTTTCATTTTGTTTCCTTTGTTTGCTTCTTGCGCGATCTTTCGCACGAATTGTTTCAATGTTTGTGTAGTAGTAAGCTCTCTTGGCGGCTTTTAGTTCTTCCGGTGTGTGTCTTACATTACGCCCAAACTCATTAAAGTTTCTTGGTTTGTACTCCAGCCCTTTTTCTTGGCTATCCCTCCTTTTCTTTTCTCTTCTACACATCAAGCATTCGTATGAATGCCCATCTTTAGTTCCCCGACTTCTACTAAACGAAATTATTGGTTTGTAGTTTTTACATGTACTACACTTTTTCTCAGTGCGGCATTTGTCTAACTCTTGTATTTCTCGTTTAATTTTTACCCGAGTACGTTCAACCTCCATAATTTCAGGTGGCACTAAAGCAGTTGGCAAT